GATAAACTGATTTATCACACACCTCAGATATACTGAAAATATGATTCACTCTACTGTTAGAGTCACTCCTAGCCGTAAGCGTAGAAGATTGAACGCCAGAATAGACTACGTTTTGTAGTCCATCCGCGTGGAGCTTTGCCTGAAAAGACGACCTCAAGCCATCTCTTCTGATCCTTTGAGAACCACCCCTCAGAAGGAACAGGGTAGCAGGTTTGGTAAAAGTCCATGAATTCACAAAAGACTTTGTCCCACATTGCACCTCCTATCCACAGGCCTACAAGCCTAGTGAACGAAACTTCAAGCGTATACACGCTTGATTCCGGATAGAGTGCGAGCTTGAACCACTCACTGGTGTCACGATGAACATGACCGTCACGATACTTCGTACCTAAGAGCTTGAACTCGGATGGATCCTTTGTTCTCTCGCACTTCTCAGGTTTTATTATCATTCCAGTTGGCAAGCAATCTATTTTTGCAACTTCCAGATCGAACTGGTTGTTGCCTCTGAACGCACTGTCGTCGCCCAGAACCTTCAGGTTTCGGATCTCTACTTCCTGGCAGTCTGCCAGATAATCGATAAGTATGTGGTTCACTACTGAGTCGATCATCTGCGTCCACCAAGATCCGGAAGGTACACCCCTGTATTTACGGAACATACGTCCGTCAGGCATAAGAATGGGAGTGTTAATGAAATACCACACCATACCATCCCACACGTTTCGCCACTTCTGTGCATCAACCTTGTCAACAGGTTTTCCTTCGAAGGTCTCGAAGTTGATGTTCTGTCTCAGAATATCAAATGCAACACGAATAAGCCACGCGGGTACTTTTGTGTCAAAAGACGAAAAGTCGATGCCGTATAGTGTCTCCCCTTCCCTTAGTTTACAGCACCATTCGGTATAAAGGCGCTGCGCACTTTTTCCATTTAGCATAGGTGAGTTGGGATCGTTCATAAAGTCACGATACATCAAAGGAGCGTAGAAACCTTCGATCGTCAACACCTCTGCTGGGAATACCCAAACCAGGCGCGTTTTCGGCTCGTCAATCTCTGACATGCCGCCACGCTGGCCTGCAAGACACGGAGGGAACCGCATCTTGGATGGGTTGAAACTGGATCTACCATTCTGTTTCATTCTGTGTCCTAACCATCGTGCTTCATGGTAGATCTCTTCCATGCAATCACCTTTCTTGGCGCCCATGAAAGTTGAACCTGCTGACGTGTCACGTCTCAGAAATTGACCTCCCTCATGCCAATCAAGCGGTTCACGCTTGTAAGGCAATTTGAAAGCCTTCTTTGCTTTAGCGATAGAACGCCGCATCGAAGATTGTTGTGATGACGACAGACTACGAAATGTGTTCTTCTCACCAGCAAACTTCGCTAACGAAGTGTACA